ATCGAGGACGAAGCAATATCGATGCAAATATCTAACAACTGTGGGTTAACTTTCAAAGATGGCAGTCTGAGTGTGGATATCTCAAAAGCCGAAAAAATAAATTCTGCTGGTCAGAATATTAGTGACAACGATTTATTGTTACTCACTGATGTGTCAAGCGGCAAAACTGTGAATACAACAATGCGAAATTTGTTTGATGCATACATTAGCATGAATATGCATCATCCCGTTGGAGGGATTAGCGAAGTTCAACTAAAAGGCAAGAATGGGTTCGACTCCAGCGGCGCCCTAACTTTCAACACCAAAGACCTCTGCTTAAATCTAGAAGGCAAAATACAAGGAAACATCGGTAGTTTCAAAGATAAGATTGTGTGTAACGGCTCAGTGTACAATAAAGTAAGGACAGTTAGTGACAATTCTTACGATATTCAAGATGATGATTACACAATACTCTGCGATACATCTGATACACCAGTCGTTGTAAATTTACCCCCACCAGTTAACAACGCCGGTAGAATATTAAATTTTAAAAAGACAAACCGAAATACATATAAATTAAACGGAAACGAAGTTACCTTAACTTGTAAAGATGGTTCCATAGATATTGGTAATCAAGAAATAATAAAAATGAATTACTCAAGTCGCACATTACAATGCGACGGTCAAAACTGGTGGATTATTGGAACTAAAGGTTCCTGACAGATATTTAATACAAACGGAGATTAACATTAAATGGCTTACAATAACAACAAAGGCCCACAACATAGCGGCGACATTCAATTTGAAGGAGATCCTAACGACGTTCAGATTGATTTCGAGAACGATCAGGTATCACTAAAAGCAGGTGGTGTAAATAGATTAACGGCGGCTAGTGGAAGTGTGTCGGTCTCTGGAAGTTTAACTGCGTCAGCAGACATAAAGGCCACCGGCGACATCCATGCTACAGCATACTACGGAGACGGATCAAACCTTCAAGGTATCGCTGGCGCCGCGTCAGGCTCCGCAAGACTTTATAGCACCACAGGATTGGAAACATCAGGATTCTTAAAAGTAAGTGGCTCATCCACAATCACTACTGTGTCTGGTACCACAGCACAATTCACAGTTTTAACTGCCAGTCAAATAGTTGGTGGCTCTCCAATAAGTATTTCAGCGTCCTCTATAGCATTTACTGGTAGTGTTGAATTCAGTGGTTCCTCCACAATTTCGGCATCAAGCGCCACACTCACATCGCTTACAGCCAGCGCAATATCTGGTGGCTCTCCAATCGAAATTTTTGGAGACACTGTTACAATTACGGGAGATGCGGGTATTGCTCTTCGAGGCCCAGTATCCAGTTCTGGCGGTATCGTAGCGGTTGGTTCGATTACATCTTCTGCTGATATTGTTGCATCAGGTTCTGTGTTCGTTGCTCAAGGACAATTTATAGGCTTGCCCAACCGCGCCGATCTGATGCAATTGAATGATGGAAATGTTAAAGTAAACGGCGCTGTTTTTGTTACCGATGGTTTATCTGGTTCAAATATTATGCACAATGTTGGTAATGCAACATTCGGAGGGACGGTTGCCAGCACTGGTTCAGTGACAGCAGCAGGTGTATTTTCCACTACACTATCCGCATCTAGCGTGTCGCAACTAGTTGGTTCAATATCTAGTTCAGGAGACCTTGCAGTTTCTGGTAACGTACACGCCACAGCATACTACGGAGATGGCTCTAATCTCTCGGGTGTAGGTAGCGGCGCAGCCGCTTCTGGCTCTGCGAGAG